GAGGATCGCACCTTGTACCCTGTTCGTCGGGTCACATGGTGTTAAAACAATAGACGATATCTAAGCATGTAGTATTCTCGAGTGTAGTGCTGGCGGACGCGGGTTCAACTCCCGCCATCTCCACCAAATTTGTAAATCAAAGTTAATCATTGTTGATTAATCTAGATCAAAAAGCCTTAAATCTTATGGATTTAGGGCTTTTTTAATGCCTAAAGCTTAGTTAATCTCGATCTGTCTTGATCATTGATAATCAATGTTTATCAATATAAGCTGTTATACATCTGTTATACGGTATAACAACATGCTTTCTGATGCTCAAGTAAAGGCTCTTAAACCTAAGGAGTCTAGATATTCTGTCGCCGATGGTGAAGGTCTAAACGTTTCTGTATTTCCAAGCGGGAAAAAGAAGTGGGTACTCTCTTACCGAAAGAATGGGAAACAGAATCAGAAAACTTTGGGTGAATATCCTGGTATGGGCTGCAAAGAAGCTCGAAACCAAGCTCGACAGATGAAAGCTGAAATTATGGGTAAAGTAGACAACTCCCCAGCTGTTAAATTAGTTGTAGAAGAATGGCTTGCCTTAATGAAGTCGCAATGGTCCAGTAAAAAATATTATGACACTGTTGCTTATAGACTGAATTACTTAACTGAGGATTTCTCCAATCTTCCTATTGATCAAATAACTAGAAAACAAATATCAGCGAAAATTAAAGAGATCGTTAGCAAGGGAACGTTGGAAACTGCTACTCGCACATTAAGACTTGGACACACTCTTTTTGATTTTGCTATTGCTTCTGACTATACAGATCGAAATCCATGCACATTAGTTGAAGATGTAATTCCAGACTATGAATCTGATAGCCACCCTTGTTTGCCTGCTTCTGAAATGCCCGAATTTTTCAGAAACTTAGACAAATCAAAATCCAGTCCTATTGTAAAAATGGCTCTATTATTGGTTTGTTATACAGGCACACGTATAACAGAACTATTAAAAGCGCGATGGGATTCGGGCGAGCTAGATTTTGAAAACAAAGTTTGGATTATCCCTGCTGAACGAATGAAGAAAAGAAAGGAATTGATGGTTCCTTTAGTTCCTCAAATTTATGACTTATTCAAAGAGCTTGAAAACGTAAAAACTGATGATGGGTACATATTCAAAAAACGTGGGAAACCCTATGAATACATGACCTCAGAATCCGTTTTATCAATGATTAAAAGAATGGGCTATAAAGAAAAGATGGTAACTCATGGCTTTCGATCTTTATTCTCTACACATGCAAATGAAAGCAAATTATTTCGCGGTGAAGTAATTGATTACCAAATTGCACACGTTAATAAATCAACAAAGCATGATGCAACAAGCAGAATTTATAACAGAGCCGAGTACTGGAATGAGCGTGTTGAGTTGGTTCAGTGGTATGCAAACGAGGTTGATTCCTGGAGAGCTGTATGCGCCCATACTACATAAAGAAGAACGGACTTTACTTGCACGTACAAAAAACTGAGCATGAAGAATATCAAGACACGTCAGATATAAATGCTATGTACACAATGCAGTATGTTTTTAAGAAAGAAAAAGACGGGGCAAAGACGTTCTATGATTCTTCAGAAGCTAGCACTTATATAACTAAAAGAAGATTGAAAGGTGTGGAAGTGGTGAGGGATTGATGCTTGCTAATGTTGCACACACTGCAAGCAAACACTGATATTGACGTTTGTTTTAATTGTGTGAGCTGTGCAACTTGATAGAAGCAAGCACAGCACTGTGATGATTGAAGCAATAAAAGAGCGTTTGCACATATACGTTACTTCTTTAGAAAGAGTACTCGCTCAGCTTCACGACGACGAACTAAGCCTTTCATAACCTTGCCACCGCCTTTATTCCAAACTAGAAACTGATCTGCTGCACCAGTAAAGTCTTTAGCATTCAGCTTTTTAAGCAATGTCGAGTTTTTAAAAGCTGTAGAGCCGATGTTGTAAGTAAGGGAAACCAAAGCATCAAACTGGTTTTGAGATAAAGGCACTTCCACCAGGTTATTCACCGAAGATTCAAATCGCTTTAAATCATGTGCAAAGTATTCTTTTGCTTGATCTATTGTGCAAACATCACCTTTTTTAACTTTATTGCCATTTGGGTAAATTGTGGTGCCTATCCCAATAGTCCAAACACCAACACCATCGTCATATGCTTGAAGTTTAGTATCTTCAAAGCTAGAAATTAGGTCTATTCCAATTTGGCTTATTTTCATGCCACTTGGTTGAAGATCATCTACTACAGCATTGAGCTTATCTACCTGTTCTTGTGTTAGTTTTCCACCTGCAATGACTCGTGCAGCATCAAAAAATGGTTTAGTTGTCATCACCCACCCCACTTATTTACGTTTTTCTTCAAGTATTCTTCGATAAACGTACTTCCCAAAATACCCAAAGCACATGCAATTGCTACTAAAGCCACTGGACTCAAGTCTGGAAATTGAATCAATACAATTCCTGCAATTGTTGAAGTTGCAGATCCTAAAATTGTTCGCCCAATGATCAATCGAGCTGACAAAGGTTCGCTTGAAACTAGTAGCCTACTCATACCGATTAGCGCTCCTATAACAACTAAAGTGAAAAGTGTTTTTTCATGCTCTTGCATGACGATCCCCCTAAATTTTGGTAATAAAAAACCCCGATCTAATTAAAGATCAGGGTTTGTTCTATTGTTTTGGGTTATATCCCATCGGGGCTTTAATTTACACCACCGCACCTGTAGCATCTACCCATTGTGTGCCAGTCCACCAGATTGGTTTACCCGCCGCTGCTAATGTTGTGTCGAAATACTGAACGCCTGCATCACTACTTGTTAATCCAGTAGGTCTGTTCGCTGTTGTATCTTTCTTTGTGTACCAGCCTGTAGCTGCCCATGTGCCAGGTGTTCCTGCTGTTACGCAAGTCCATTCAGTAACAACAGCTGTTGCACTATTATTTGTCCTTAATACTTTGTCACCAGTAGACCATGTTCCAGTAGTGGGAATGGCAGCACCACGAACGATCTTGCGCTGAATACCTGTTGCTGACTTCTGAATAATATCACCGCATTGAAATTCTGCTGTTGCTAAGTCAAAACGGAATGACTCCGTTGCCGAGCCGTCTGCTTTATAAAATGTGATGCGCTTCGTCGCAGATGAGCTATTTGTATCCCTAAACCAGTTAAATAGAATATTTTCTGTGCCATCTGTTAAGTTTAAATCGTTATTTTGTGACGCTGATGTAGATAAAGGCGTTACTGTTGACTTGAAGATACTGTATTGAAGCTCCCCTATACCGTCTTGTCGATAGTCTAGGTTATTGGCGGCTTTAGATAAATCTTGCACTGGGGTTGTTACGGTTGATGCGAATGTTGTACCAATTCTGCGTGTACCCCATCCATTTGCTGTGATGTTAAAGCCGATCGGTGCATTTTCCATATGCAGCCCAATAAAGCAGTTATTGCTTACGTCGACATAAGCATGACAGTCTGTATTTTCTTCAAAATCTGTACCGATTATCAAGTTTCCTGAACTTAATGATAAGAACTCAACCCCTCGATATGAGCCGCCCGCCTTCCCTCCGAAAATTTGATTCGCGTTTGCTCCGCGAGTGAATCGGAATGCAGCACCACCCGACCCACCTGCGAAAGCTCGTGGTATGTTTAACTTATTGAAATAACACTGCTTTGATGTGTCGGAGTCAAATAAGAATCCACAACCATTAACTTTACCAGAATTTGCTGCGCATTGGTCTACATTTGCATAAGATGTATTGTATAAGCTTAATCCAGCATCCCCAAAGCCTTTGGCATTAAAGTAAATGCCGATTGGATTAAAACCATACGTTGTTGATGTTGGTGTTTTTGGCTCTGCGACAGATGTTGCATTCGCTGTTAGCTGGATTTCAGTACCAAGACCGAGGACATCAATACCCCCACACCCAATCCATTTTTGACCGTTGTAGAATTTAAGTGGTCTATCTATTACATAGCAATTATCTTTTGTTTGATTAAATAGAATTGAGCCTCCCGCGCCAACATGGTCGATAGCTGCTTGACAAGCAACCCAGTCGATAGAGTCTGTTAGTGCTGTTGCATGAGGGTAGACCGTCTGAATCGCTGTTAAATTACTAAACTTTCCACTAGTAACCCACTCTTGGATTGTATGTAGAGTACCATCACCAATCGCGCCAAAATCTTTTACAGATATTAACTCTTTATTTTTCTGCTCTTGTGTACGGCCTGACCAAGTAGTAATAAGGCTATCCAACCAGCCTTTATTTTTAAAGTCCACAAGAACGAAAGCACTATTTCTATTTTTAATCACAATAGAATGTTGGGCTGTTTTTAGATAAACCTTGGTCGGGCTTCCATTGCGCACAATGTAGCCATTGCGCGTACGAATTGGCTGTGCTGCTGGAACTGTGAAGTCAGCATCCCAAAACACTTCAATCGGAAAAAGCTCAGGGTCTTTCCCATACTCCCCAAAAAACAAGAAACCCGCATCAAGCGGGCTTCCATCAATATCAGCAATGGCTGTGTAGGGTGCTAAAAAAATGGTCATAGTGTGAATTCCATAAAATTTTGGCAATAAAAAACCCGACCTTGACAGATCGGGCTGGTTGGTTTGTTGAGTGGTTAGAACTTGCCTGAGTTTTCTATTGGCTTTTCAAAGTTGCGGATATATGACTGAGCCTTTGCTAATTCTTTTCTTGACTTAATTCCCTTTACCGCTTCTCGCAGCGCAAGGGCTACTGGGACAGGTATCGGCATCCCTGTTGTGATTGTGCCGAGGAATGCATCGAATAACCCAGCAAGTACAATTCCGGACTTTGAATAATTGACAGCATTGCCTTCAGGTACGGTTTTTATTAGCTTTGCGAGTTCTACAGCATTTCGCATCTTTTCCGCTTCCTGTTTCCCGAGTAGCGTATCAAGTCGCTGGGTAGTGCCGTCTAGTGACTTAACAATATTCTCCATCTTTTTGACCATCAATGCATTATTACCGTCCATGTCTTGAACACCAGAGAAGGCCTCATTGCGAATTTTATCAATGATGGATGCTTGTAAATCAGTCCAAGCTTGTTCACCACCTTCAGACTGTAGAATTTTTTTCTTAACAAACTCTAAGTCTTTTTGTGATGTTTTGGGGCTGGTGATTCGATTCACAATATTTTCATCAATCACCTTGCGGTCAGCACTATTGGCACCTCTTTTCATAGCTACAAGATCGGAAAGTACAGCACGACCCTCCCAACTTTGTTTGAAGTTTGAATACTCTTTTCGCACTTCCCTAAAAGCATTACTACCCGTGTTGTCCAGCGAGTTATCAATTAGCTTTTTAAGACGGGTTTTGATGCGAATATCACCATCATCGGAGTTGCTGCCAAGCTCATTGATTAACTGGCGCCATTGCTCCACCTGGTTGACGTTCGGCTCCTGACCTTTAGGTTTTGGTACCAGACGACCATCTTCAGCCTCATCTGCAATTCCAAGTCGAACTGCTGCCCGTTTCGCGTCTCGATAAATTGCCGTTGTCTCTAACCCTAAATTCTCATTAATCAGGTCTAAAGTTGATTGGCTATCGAGTTGAATGCCGCGCTCGTCAGCAAGCTTAATATCATCCTCTATCCACTTTGGCCCGCTACCCAGGTCAACTTTGGTTTGCGCACCCTCAGAGTCTTTGACGGCCTGATATTTTTTATTGATGGCTGCCCGTTCTACCTTGAACTGGGTACCAAGCACACTATTGATAGTCTCCCCGACTTCAGCTGCGTTTGTTGTGGTGGCACCTTTGCTGTAGATAATGTCATCAAGAGAAGAAGCTAGGGCTTGCTGTTGTTTGTTTAGTCCAGACTGAATCATCCCACCAGCTTCACCACCTTTGCTCGCCATGTTTAACATTTCTGTTAATTCTGTCGGATCTCGGGATACTTGAGGTGACATTGAAGGGATGTTGAATTCATCGAATAAAGCTTGTCGTGTTTCCTGAATTGGCACCGCTGCAGCACCCATGCTACCACCAGTATCGGCAGTACGAAGACCTGTAGCCTCACCAACTTTATTAACAGTGTTCTTAGCCGCCTCTGTCACCGCTGCAACTGGCCGTTTTGCCTGTTCAACCACTTGGGCTACAACTGGCTTTGCAGCTTGTGCTACTTCCCTTGCTGCTGTGGTAGCCACTGGAACAGATGCACGCCCTAAAGTTGCGGTAGCAGTACCCACACCACCACCCAAAACAGGCGGCAATGTATCAAGACCAGTATCTTCAATAAACTCACCCACCGCACCAACAGCACGTTGTCCAGCTGCTGTGTTTGGCTCATAAGTTAATGCATTGGCAAACTGACCTGCACGATTCACGGCATTCTGTGCGCCCTGTTGGGTGCCAAATGTGCCATCCACTACAGATTCAGCAATACCATGCAATCCACCTGCAGCCTGACCAATTGCACCACCGACCGCACCAGTTGCCAGGGTAGCTCCAGCTTCCAAGCCGCCGACAATTTTATCCATTGTGCTCAATGGTGCTTGTTGCGGTTTTGGTTGTGGTGGCTGATCCTCTTGAATCACGCCATTTTCATCAAAGTCAGACAACCCGACTGGTGCTGCTTGATGATTAGGGTTTTGTTTATCAAAAGCTGCCAATAGACCATTTACACGATCCTGTTTTTGTTGTGGACTAACCTCGTTTTTTGATGTGCTCGCCTTCGCCTGTTTATCGTAAGCAGTCACAAGTTGATTGATTCGATTTTGTGCTAGCTTGCGGTTTGGCGGCTTGATTTCACCGACCATGGCTTTGGTTTCATTCCATGTTTTTGGGTTACCACCCAATTGTCTGTAAAAATCATCTCGATTTTTGTGTCCAGATTTGTATTCTGGATCGTTGTAACGCCAGCGGATAAAGTTTGTACCTAAAACCCTTGTTGCGGTGTCGTAATCAACATCTGGGTTAGATAAGAAGGTTTTCTTTGTTGCTGCGTATTCAGGCTTTGTATTGATCTCATGAACAGCATATTTTGCCATTTCATCAAGTGCAGCCTGACTTTGCTTAATCTTACCGTCCACATACAAGCCCTTTGATTTAAGCCTTGCAAGCAATGGTGCTTCACGGCCATTCTGCCAAGACAGCAAACCAACATTTGTTTTTTTGTTGCTATCATCAGTGTGAGCACCAAATACAACGCTTGGGTCGAAAGAGTTTTCACGCCCCACTTCCGCAGTGATGATGCGGGCCTGATTCTTACTTAATCCGGCCTTTTCAAAAGCCTTCATCACACTTTGCTGTAAAGACATAACTTTTCCTTAGGCAAATAAAAAAACCACCCGAAGGTGGCTTGGTTTTTAACATTTTAACGCTTGAATATGTTGATTAAATCTTTCGGCTTAACCACACCCAAAAATATAAAAGAAAGACCGATAATTAAGGCATAGCAAACCGCTGGAACAATGAAGGCCGCAGCAATACCCTCTAAATCCCATTGAAATATACTGCCGATCAGCCCAACAACAAATCCAATAGTTGTCAATATCCAGCAAACTAGTAAAAAACGAGCAAAAACAATTTTTAATCTATTCATAACCCCTCCTTATTTTAAAGAAAGGTTATCACAAAATAATTACTCAATCCCTAGCTGATTAGCAATCTGCTGCATTTCCGCAGGTGATACCCCACGAGCTTTTGCAGCTTCCACTACCTCAGCAGAATAACCCCTGCCTTTGGTTGCGTAGATCTGAGCTTTTTTATTTGCTGTTTGAGCAGCCTTAGATAGTTGCTTTGCGACTTCAGTCAAGCTTTGCTGCACAGCTTTTGGGTCTTGGTTTGGGTTAATAGATGCAATGGATGCTTTTAATGCTGCACCTTCTGACTCTGTTAATGCACCGAGGCCACGCATTTGATCAACCTGAGCCAAGAAGATTTTAGCCTTCATTGTCTCTAGTTTTTGATCAAAATTGTATTCGTCTGTACCAGGCACATTACGCATTGCTCTATTCCAATAGCCGCCAGTGGACTCGCTTAGAGCTTTCGCATCATTAGCAAGTTGAGCTGCTAATTTAGAGCCTTCTGCTGCATTTCTGGCTGCTGTCGCAAAGCCTTCAACCTTTTCCAATCGCTCCATGCGCTGTTCAGGCTTTTCTTTGACATTAAACACAGTCTGGGCAATCTTTCGCTCTTCCTGATTTAATTTTTCATAGAACTGCTGTTGATCCTGATCAAGCTTTGCATAAAACTGATCGTTTTGGAGTTGCATTTTCTGCTGCTCAAGTACACGACCTGTTTGACGATCCTCAACTTGAGATTCAATATTGTCGATCTCGGCCTGAGTTTTATCACCGTACCAAAGATTTTCGGTTTCGGTTTTCTCAGTTTCGGCTTTAACCTTACCTGTTTGAGCCTGTTTGTTTTCGATCTCAAACGGTGTTAAATCGTTTTGATTCAATGCGCCCAGCACATCTTTAAACTGGCTTGGGTTGGTTGAAGCAAGGGTAAGTCCGGTTAATGTTTGGAGTCCTTCGGGATCTGTTTCAGCCATGGTTGCCATCTGGCGCAAATAACCAGCCGTTTCTTTATCGCCCGAATTTTCATAACCAACCGCTTCTGTTTCAAGAATAGACTTAGCCAAGTCGAAACGCTTACTTGCTGTAGCTGCATAAATTTTTGAAGCTGTTTTAAAAGTAGCTTGCTGCTTCCCTGAGTCCAGAACATCGTAAGAGCGTTTGAAATCTTCTGCTAAAGCCGGGTACTTCGCCATGATGCTTGCATAGTCATCATGGGTTTTATTCGGTTTTGACGCAAAGGCTGATAGCTCCTGTTGCATCTGCTGCTTCTGAATGGCTTCACGTTCAGCTTGCTCTTTGGCTTGCACAAACTGACCAATTTGCAAACCCTGAGTAAGGCCGGTTACAGCAGTTTGAACAGGATTTTGCACATCAAGCATATAATTAATTGGCTGCACCATAGTTAAAACATCCCCATCATTTTCATGCCAGCAACTTGACCAATTGCACCAGTTACACCATTCCACATATTTGCGCTAGCCTGACCTCTTGCCAAGGCTGCTCCAGCCTGAGCTGCGCCAGATTGTTGGTACAGATTTGAAATATTGCTTGCAGTCTGCATGCCTGCATTACCTGTGCCTGCTGCAGCATTCTGACCTAATGCGGTGAGACCGGCATAGTTCTGATAACGCTGATTAATCAGCTGGTTCAACAATTGTGGCCTGAATTGCGCTAATGCCGCTTGAGTATTGCCACCGCGTAGACCACCAGTAGCAGATGCGTTTTGCAGAATGGCATTTTCACCTTGTTGCAAATAAGTCTGCATCTCTGCACTATTGTTGATATTTCCGATAGCTGCTTGCTGTGCTGCTGTGCCATTAATACCCAATAAATCCTGCTGACCAGTCAAACCACTAAGACCAGCATCCGCATAAGGCTTTAATAGTTTTTGAACCGCATCAAATTGTCTGCGCTGTTCCTCAACTCCCATCTCTGAAGCAGCAACCTGGGCGTTTGCTGCTGTGTTTGCTGCTTTTCTTTGTGCCCTGGATGATAAAGCACCACCAACCACACTGGCACCTACCACTCCTACTGCAAGTTTTGTTCCTATTGCTGCTGCGATTGGCATAAGTATTCTCCCTTGGTTAAGCCAACCAGTGTTTGGTCAAGCAATTCACCGTTTTTTAAGAATGATTGAGTCAAAACACCTTCTTTTTTAAATCCAAGTCGAAGCGCATAAAACAGGGCTTTTTTATTGGTCGAAGGTGTATAAGAAATTGCTTTTTGATAATTACTGAATAGGTAATCAAGCAGTAATTGCCCCGCCTGAAATGCTTCTTTACCACGCAGCAACAAACAGGTGTGAATTTCTGCGGTTACTGCATTTTGAGGAACAAGCATGAATAAACCTTTGATTTCTTCATTCTGGTAAATACCAAGACATTCAAAGGTGTGTGGTAATTGCTGTAATTCGTGATTCTTGGATGCATCGTCCGAAATATCATCATTGACTGCAGCATCTAAAATCACACGGTTTATTAGGTCGAGGTCATTCAAAGGCTGCAATGTAATCATGTAACCTCTCGCCCAGATGCTCGAATAGTAAGTGAGGTAGCAGCACTGGCAATCATGCTAATTGCATCACCAGATTCCAATACATGACCGACCAGCTCGGGGCAAACATAGGTTTCACCTGATGCAACCGACTTATCTTTAATAAGTGCGTTAGCGTCACCAACCGCACCACCTGAAGGCACCACGTTACAACTAAACGTCACAGCTGCTGCTGTTGTATTGGTAACTGTAACCTTATCTATCATGGTTTTGGCATTGGCGGCAATATATTGATTTGTTTGTACTGCTTCTAATTGCTTGGAAGGAATAATACATTTAACTTTGACAGCCATTAAACTATCTCCAATGTTGAGATTTCATGGTGGTGAATATGGGTTGGCTCTGGTGAATCGGCTTGAGTATGCTCATAACGTGGCGTTAAGTCGTCATACTGGCAATTGCATTGATGCACTGGCTCCATTGCTTTAATGCTAGCTAGCTCATCAATTGCATAAAGCAATGCCATTGCCAAGGCTGCTTGAGCGGTTGCACTTTCAGCCAGTGATTGAACATCATCAAGGCTTTGCTGCTGATTGTTAAATTCACTGGGTAGAATTTCAAAAACCTGCTCAAAAGCCTTTAGGGTTCTTGGGTCTTTAAAAATCTTAGCAAGCTCTTCACGACTTGGTTTTTTAGGTCTAACTAGCATTTAAACCCCCAACGGCTCTACTTTTGCCTCTAGTCTTGCAACTGATAACCGTGCTGCTGATGTGCCTGTAAATCGCTGAATACGCCAGTTTTGCATATAACCCTGCTGGAACCACACAAGGCGCTTTGTACGCTCTCCGTGCTTGCCCACACTAATAAATTTAGGCATAGACCACTCGATACCATCAACAGAATATTGCGTATAAATTCGGGATTCTTTGCCAAACGCATTGCGACCAGTTAAGGCAACCAATTCGAGTTGATGAAAGATTGCACCGCTTGATTCGTTGTAAACAATCGCTGTGCCAAACTGCCAATCAATTTCATTACCCCAATGCTCACCAGATTCATCCGTAAGAACACCCATTTTTGGTTCTGAAGTATGACCTACAAACCATTTGTTATAGGCATGAGTCATGTTTCGAGCTTTATAGCCACCACCACTATTTAAAATAAACCATGTTGGTTGACCTGTGGTTTGTGATGCAACCGAGTCGTAGACCAGTGTTTGATCAGGCAGATGAATGTATAACCATGAGTGACCATCAATCTGACGCGACTCAAGCAAACATTTCGACAATTGATCTTCGGTGTAATTTGAAAGAATTTGCTCAACTTCGCGTGTTGCAATCTTCTGTGACGAACCCGCTGCAGCAACATAAACTGTGATGGCTTCGTTTCGTCCACCGCCAAGCATAGCGATTGCATCCATATAAACGCATGCAGTCTTTTTGCTTAGCGTGCCTTTGGTAGTTTGAGCGCCATCAATTCGCTGGAATGGAAAAAACTCACCACCAACGTTATCAAACACTTCAATGGTGTGGCGGTTTAAAACATACACCTCATTTCGAAGCTTGATTAAGCCAACAATAGGATCGGGATCAACTTCTGATGAGCCGTATTTAAGCGGATTCACTTCAAAAGGATTATTTAACTCGGTGACAACAATGTTGTTGCTATCACTTGTCATGAAATAGCCATCCACCCAAATCACATCATGCACAGCACCTAGATTTGGGTCTGTAACCTGTTTTAACGTGCCGTTGTATAAATACAAGGCGTTTCCTGCGTTAATAGCTAGATAATCAAATGAATAATCAAATGAACACAACCCACCTAATTGCACATTACCAATCTCTGTAATTTGACCAAATGCTGTAATTTTTACAAACTTAGTGCCGCAAACTCGATAATGCTCACCGCGCCAAACAATACCACCACGATCTATACCAGGTAAATCTGCGACATGATTAATACCCTCGGCTGGTCTTAAATATCCAGCAGAAATCCCCTGTCCTTTTGGAACTGGAATCAGGTTGACAGGGTAAGCTGTGCGAAAATCAGAGTTATTGTCAGTATAGATTCCATCCAAAATAGGGATTTGCATATTTACCCCACTCGATACCAAGTATTAGAGAGTTTGTCGTACTTCAATTTAAAGAAGCCATTTGCAGCCAAGGCATTTGGCGCACCAATCACGAGTGCATTATTCCCATCAACCGAGAAGTTATTCACCTGTTGAGAGCACGTTACCAAGACAACTTGCCCATCCGTAACCACATAACGTTCCGGGAGCTTAATTGATCCAGTCGTAATACTTACAGATGGATTAAGAATCAGATAGGTGCCAACTTCATGATTCTCGATATTGAGTGTGAAATCCGCATTCGGGTTAAAGTGTTGAATAAGCAAAGCGGATTGATTGGATTTGTCTTTAATGACCTCTTTTAAAACATCAATCGCCAAACCACGATAGTCCTGATTGTTTGCACTCCAAAGCACAACTGAATCATTTGGACCAATGCGATCCGTAATATTTAATCGTTTATTCATTTGTGAAACTCACTGATGTGTCGGGAGCAAATACTGTTTTGGTAGGTGTCTTTTCAACAAAAGGTAGACATTCACCTTTGTGCCCAGCGCCACGCGGTAACGATGGATCAAGCTGTACACGTGGTGGATTGCTCAACATTGCTAATTGAATAGTTTCAAAAGCGTCTTTGGCCATAGCTTTGGTTTCAGCAGACACCACCTTCCCAAATGCGCCAGCTAATCGAATAGATAGATTTAAAACCACCGCTTCAACAGCATAATCTGGAATAAATGTTTCTTGATCCAAGTCGCCACTGTTGGCATCACCTGATAGCGGATAACCAAAACGAATGTCTTTGCTATCCCATAAGGCCATCATTGAATCAAGTTTGCGCTTTGCACTTTCAACCTGCTCTGGCTGCATATCGAACACATAAGATGCAAGTCCTAGTTCTTCAAGCGCCTGCTCAACAATTTGTCTTTTAGTCCAGGACATAAGCACCTCATATATTTAAGATTGATCTTCTGACTCAAGCACTAAATTAATTAATGCTGGCTTACCATCACGTGCACCGTATTCAACTTTTCGCTCATCAAGCAATTTACGCAGCTCATCGGCTGGCATATCTTCAACTTGCTTAAAGCGTATCTGTTTGCGTAGCTCTTGGTTTTCTTTTAGAGCTTCGACCAATTCTTCTTTTAACTGAGTATTTTCTTTGTCAAGACTTTGAATATTGTTAGTGCCAATTACACCATTTGGCTTGGATTCAATTTTTGGCTCAGGCAAATCACTAAAGCTTACCCAACCAGAATCAAGCAGTTCTTTTTCCGATTCTTCATTTGATGCGGTTTGGTATTCGTATTTAAGCTTATCGCCCTTGTAGAGCATCTTTGGATAATTCGACATTTCACTACTCCAAAAATGACGACGCCCGCATATAGCGGGCATTTGTCGTCATGGTTTTGTTTTAGGCCTGATTTTCTAGCATGATGCCAGCCAATTCGGGGTTAAGCACTTCCACGTTCGCCCACACAAATAAACGGTAGTTAGCCGCTAATGTATCGACGTTAGAGTCAGACAACATCACGATCTGAATGCCGCTATCAGTGATTGCTTTACGAACACGCTTGCCTGAAGCTTCAAATGGCTCAGTATTGAAGTCAGCATGCACAATTTCAATCGCTGATTTTTCGTAGAACACGCTTGCCGCTGTGGTCTTTTTATTCAGGATGGTGATTGCTGCACCATCTGCTGCACCAGTTGTTACGTTTGCATAAGCTTTTTGAGCTGCTGCTGTGCCATCTGCAGGAACGATTGCAGGTGAAATTGTCCAGTTACCACCATTGATTGCAAGAATACGGAAAGTTTTAAGCTGACCTGTGGATTGCTTGTTGATATGACCAACCGCATATACACCCGCGATTGTGAACACATCGCCAACTGCCGCACCCGTACCAGCGCCCGCACCAGTTCCAACTACTAAGGTTTGAGTACGGTTATCAGCAGGGATGCCATTCACATCAGCAGAAACTGGCGTGTATGACTGCGCACCGCTTACCAAATAGCCAGTACCTGCAGAGCCAGTAATTGATTTACCGTAATCAACACGGAAAGTATCAAAGCCTGCAATCGGTTGTAGCGTAGAGCGCTGGTATGCGTTCATTGGTGCTGTGTTCATTGTTTGACGTGCAGCAAGGTTGCCAGCAATGTTTTTCGCCATACGTGGATTTAACAACATGATACGCTCGCCACGAGTCGCTTGTTGCTCAAGCATAAGCGCATCAGCTTCTGCAGCATCATCGTAAGTGTCGATTGCACCTGCGTTGATTACAGCCAAAGTACCACGCTCTGCAACACGGTTAGCAACCAATGTATCCAACTTGTTAGAAAGCAAGATATTTGATGTTTTAACAATGTTGTCAAAAGCATACGGGTTGTTAAGGTCTACACCTGTCAATTTAACTGGCACGTTACGAATGTGCGATTCAGTCAAAGTAGCAGGAACAGTAAGCTCCACTAAGTCCTTGTATTGACCAGTAATGTCGCGACCATCAACGATTTCTGTCATCAAAGGCATTGGACGGTGGAAAGTCTGACCATTCAAAGCAAGTGCTTCAGCAGGTGCTTTGTATTGAGAAACGTTTTTAGAGCTGATATTGGTTGCATCAAAGCCAGCCACAACATCATCAAAGAAAACATCAATTTTTTTAGCAAATGAGTTCGCCATAAGTATTCACCTTATTTCTGTAAAGATTTTTTGTATCTAATCAGCTCGGTACGATCACCAGTTTTCGCTGCTTTCGCTTCGAGTTGCGCTAACTTTTGATCTACCACACCAGACAAGCCAGCCGATCCGCTAGGTTTTCGCTCTGGTTGAGTTGATGGTTTACGAGTTTGGATTTTCATTTGAGAGTCCAGTTTTGCTGCAGCAAAGGCGAATTGAATTGGGTCTGTAATTTCGGAAAGCTCTTGCGCTTTCTTTGGGTTTTTCCCTAAGTGATACAAAATCAATTCAGGATTTTCGGCAGCATGAATCAAAATGCCCTGCTGGGTTGCTGTGAGTTTGTCTTTTGCAGCTTCTTCTACTTCCTCAAAGTCACGAACTTTGGATGCTACATTTTGACGACGCTCTTCATAGCTTTGCATTTTGGCCTGCCAAGCCTGTTGCGCTTGCTCTTCTTCAGCCTGTTTTGATGCCTGTTGCTGTTCAACTTGGCGCTTGCGTTCATGCCATTGTTCAACTGCGCTTTCAAATTGATCTTCGTCATAATCAAAGTCGGCAAGCTTTGGTTTAGGCCCAACCTCAATTGGTTTTTCAGTTGGTTTAGCCTGTTGCACCTGAGCCTCTAGCTCCTTGATGCGTTTTCGCGCTTCCCTCTCTTTTTTGCGAAGGTCTTTTACCCATGGTGGCGCTGGTTTGCCGCTAAAGTCATCGTCATCGGATGGCTCTGGCTCCTCATCACCCACCGTAATAACAAACTCTTCATCTTCTGACATCTCATCATCAGATTGTTTTGCTTCATCTTGGGCTTCTTCTGAATTTTCCTGACTTTCATCTTCCTGATTGTCTTCAATCGGGTCAATGTTGTCTTCTTCATCCAGTTCTGTGCGCAGGTCTTCAATTGACATATTGCATTTCCTCGTTCTGTATAGGCTGAACGGTTGCCTGTTGTGGTTGCATACCTAGCTGACTAATTGCTTCAAGCACTGCTTGTCGCTCATCCATATCTAGGCGCGTCATTAAATCTATTGCTTTAGCTTTAGTTTCTTCTGCTCTTGCTATCGCAAGTTCAGTGTCTGCCTGTGCTTTAATTGCGAGTGATTTATTCTTTTCAGCTTCTGATTGTAGATACAGCGTATTTGCATCAGGTTGCTGATTCTGAGCTTCTTGTGCGAGTTGCTGAGCTTCTTCTTTGGTTGGCTCTACAACGCCCATACGCAGCAATTTCTTGCGGTAATATTCACGGACTTCACTAACACCCTCACCTTCCATATTCATCATAATCATGGATGACAGCACTTGTTGATCCATTGGGTCGGCTACCAAAGGAAGCATGTTGGTTAGTGAGCGTACCGTTGCATTGCGCTTACTGGTCGATGTTGGTCCAATGTCGATTGCGACATCAAACTTAGCTTTGGTTAAGTCATTTGTATGCTCAACTTCACCTGAAGTTGGGTTGTAAACAGGCTTAAATAACTCGATTGAGTCAATCTCGTCCTGATTGCCTACCGTCTTCATTGTTCGACCATCTTCAACATACAGCTCAGAAGCCATAGACAGCCAAATTTCACCTGATCGGCGCACCGCTTTGGCAAAGTTAGAAATGTAGATGAAGGATTGCATGCCAAGCTGGTTTTGCACCAAATCAATAGCTTCTGCACTCACATTGGAGCTTATCTTTTCACCCTGCTCTTGATTCCCCAGAAGATCTTTAATATCCACTTCTGTTAATTGAAGTAACGCACCCATTGCTGGCGGTACACTTGGCGGCTTGGTGTAAGCCACTGGACCTTGAGCAACAATATTGTTCATTGCATCTTTAAGCGGATGAGCCAATAGGAACGGATAGTTCTCAATATTGTCATTCGCCCACATGTGCTGAACGCCAGCAACCTGTTCAGGTGCTAGAATCGGCTTCTCAACGCTCGAAGAAGCACTGATTTCACCAAGCTTGGACAGCTGCATGTTCTTCAGTCGCTGAGCATCCTTACAGAGCCGCACATGACCCATGCAACGCTCTACGTTGTCGATATACCAGCGTTTGCCATACACAGGCACGATCGGAATATGACGACCAGCGATATAGCCATAATCCTCAAGAACACCAAGACCAGACATAAGAAGCTTGCGAACACGCTTGCGCTCAAAATCTCGGACACGAACCTCTTGCGCACCTGTTGCATTTAATTCATCAAGAACGCTTGGGTCTTCTTCAAGTTGTTCTGCTGTATATCGTTCTTCAGAGCCATCAATTAAACGGAAGATATGAATCTTCTCTTTAACCTTTTCGACCTTGTAGTATTCAGCGACGTAAACAGAATCTTTTGACGCCCAATCAAAGTGACTATTGCTAATCGTTTTATCCCATGATGATGGGTCTTGATCTTCACCATATTCTTCTTTGAATGCATCACATGACATTGATGTTAGAACAAAGCAGTATTTCGCATCTGCTTTATCCTGGCGTTTAGCATCAGGATCAAAGAAAACGCATGTATCAGCATCAAAAATAGGTTCTATTCTGATTCGCTGATGCTCGTTCTCTTCATCGTCCTCATCTTCATATTCAGCACGTAAACGCCAAGCACCAAAGCCACCACCGACTGCTTCTTCAAATGCATTGTCATAAGCTTCATCTGCACCTGAGTCCTGCTCATCTGCACGATAAAGCTTTGCACAGGTATCAGCCAAGTCATCATTGCTCACACCATCCTTGCTAATGAAGTTCACACCAATGCGGTTGTTGCGATATTCATTGATAATACGAATAACAGCCAAGTGAATCTTATTGACTTCAAATTTAGGCTTATTTTCAAACTGTTCGCCTAACTTGCCTTCCCATTGAGCACCAGCAATAGAATAAAAACGACGATCCTCTAAGCACTGTTGACGTTCATCAGCAACAGCACATTGAGCTTTATCAAATTGTTTCTTTGCGGTTTCGTGGATTTTGGCAAGTCGATCTGCTTTATCAGTCACGACTTGACTCCATTTGATTACCAACGGTTGATTGTTGGGATTGGGTTAATTTCTACTTGCTGCGGTTGGCACATTTTATTGATATTGATTGCACCCTCACCAAACGCATCCGAGCTATGCGAAGCCCAGTCATGCACTGGCGTTGCCTTAAATTGCTCTAATTTGTCGTTAAATTCACGACGATAATTCTGCAATGCACGGATACCGTGTTTGCACTTTTCAGCATCAAACCAACAATTCTTCAAGAATTGGCGTGATGCTTCGATACGATCTTCAACACCAAGCCTTGCGCCTTTATTCATTCGATAGCCAAGATTAGCCATTGTTTGCTCACGACTCACACCACTAGATAAATCACGTGCTGCAATATCATGTGGAGCGAAGTGTTTTTCATAGCGATAACCAAAGCTTTGCGTTTTCTCATCGAGTATTCGTGCGTAATGCGCCAACGGCTCATTATTCGCTTCATAATGATCTATTGCTCGGACTTCTTTGCCGTAAATCTGAAAAAACCAAATTGCTGTAGGGTCAAGGATTCCTAAATCCCATGATGTATAAACAGGCAAATTAGGGTCATGCGGAACTCTACAGATACGATTTTCACGCTTGATCTGCTCAAACTCAGCCTTGTAGATTGCACCATCTGCAATTTCTTTGGGTCTACCCAGCCAAATATGCTCATACTGGTCGTAATCTTCACGCTTCATTTGCTCAGCAAGTGCGACCAGTTCGGCTGGACATTCTTTGTTGTCTGTGTAATTGATCTGCACCACAACCGTGTCGTCACGTTCACCAAGCACGTATTCAGAATAAACAGCATCACTTGGCAGCTTTGGGTTCATCGACATGACAACCATCGGCTTTGATGTGCGGACAACTGTAGGGATCAAGATAGACAATGAGAACGAGCTAACCGTCTGCGCTTCTTCAATCCACGTGATTGTTGCACCTTCAAACGATTTGACCGACTCGACTGTGTGATTCAGTAAGCCTGCAAAGCTAAACTCAGTGCCGTTAATGCCACGTATTTCTGTTTCTAAAATTTGATAGAAGTGACCTAAGCCCAATGCAGCGATTCGATCTGACAATAACTTATGCACAGACTGCTTAATTGACTTTTGCACTTCACGACAGCATAAAATGCGATGCTTTTGTTTTGCACCCTCAATCAGTAGAAAGTCTGCAATTTCCCAAGACTTACCACCACCACGACCACCGTGATACACATAGAACAGTTTGTTGTTTTTTGGATGTGTATAAAGCGGTTTGAATTTACTCGGTACTCGTTTCTCCATCATTTTCGAATACCACCTTTAAACTTAAATCAATTGGGCCACCGTTAGGACCTGTGTGCTCAATCTTGTCTTTAAACGCACCAACCGAAACATGCTTACCCAACAATTCAAGATTCTTAACCTTGTCGGGCCATTTGATCTTTTTAAGCCAACCTTCACCATCATCTACACTGATTGTTTCGATATTTGATATGTATTGACGCCAAATCTTAGGCCAATCGCGCAACGGTTTAACATTGCCGTCGTCATCCATGATGTCTAGTACATCCATCTGGTCGATTTCGACTAGGCGCTTTAGGACATAATCAGAATCAATTTGGGTGCGTTCTTCTCGCTTTGCTTGAGCATCTGCAATGGCTTTTTGAATTTCAGGTTTTATAAGGTTTTCTGCACCAATTGAATGAGCTGTCTTTTCGCTATATCCCGCACGAATAGCCGCTTGCGTAGCATTTAGGTCTATCAGATATTCTTCGACAAACCTTTGCTGCTTAGGCGTTAGGTTCGCCATATCTTTACCCCATTGCAAACATCAAATCATCTGGCGTACTTAAATATTTCCCATGCTTCAAACAGAATGCATGAATGTCATTTAGGTACTCGGTAAACTGTTCGACACTAGCGTCAGTCGTTGTGATTAATTCATTCAATCCATCTGCCACTTGCTGATACATCGGGTGCTTTTGATCTTTTAGAACCTTTACTGCTGCAAACGTCTTTCGATATTGACCAACATCATCACGATGATAAATACGTGCTAAGAATTGCTTCTTGAAAAATAAATGTTCTGAATCTTTATCTGTGCCTTGATGCTTCGCCCACTGCGAAATCCATAACCAATAGAGTCTATTCTGTGCCTTTGATCTATCACCATCAAATGGCTTAATCTCAACAACAAGCGGCTTATTTTCTTCTAATGCCTTGGTGTAATTGCTATGCATGTAGCTTATGGCTTTAGTGATGTCGGCATGACTCTGGATAGGAAACACGGCTTTTTGCACTTCCTACTCCTATGCCTCACAAAACATTGGTTAAATAAACATGAGACTTGCGAAGAAAAACCATGTGCCAGAACCATAAAAGCATAAGTTTAGGCTTGAGCTCTGAACTAAAAGTGTTTGCAAAAAACACACCCTTTCCTGTGAACCTCACGTTGTTGTGAGCCCAATCACAAAATATAGCGCATTCCATGCTGGATTTATCTCTGTTGATGAAAATCACATCCCCGTCGATAACCACATTGGAGCTCGCAATAATACATACAGCTTTCATCAAAACACCTCATCACCCTTAATATTCAACATCCTTTCAGTCTTTTCTAGCATGTTGTCAAACCACTCGACTGATTCAGACCTGCTCATCTTTTGAAATTGGTCAAACTCTTGATGATGATTTCTACAGAGTGGAATCGTTTTAGAGTCACAGGCTTTCAATCCCATGCCTTTACCGTGACTTGATTGATTACTATGGGCAGCGTCCACTGGTGATCTACCGCATACCACACAAGGTAGCTTTCTAATTGCTGCTAATCGCTTTGCATCACGCATCTGGATGCTGATCTACAAGTTCATCGATTTCCTGAACTCGATAACTTAATGCTTCTTTTACATCTTGCGGGATGCGTGGATCAAATTGCATACCACGCATGAAATTAGCAACTGATTCTAATGCCTCTAACAATTCTTCGTTATCCATTTTGCTTTCCTCTTACGGTCTCGCATAGCGCTTGATACTGTGTTGAATATTACTGATCTGCTTGTCTATGTCGTTAATACGCTGACGACATGCTTGTTTAAACTGAAACGTTGAATTGAGATGATTAAGACTTTCCAGTTTCTCTTTGTCTTGATGCAATGATTCAAGATTCTTCTTTGCTTCGATTAAGTCCATGCAATCACCAATAAAAAAACAAAACCCTCAGCATTTTTGTGAGGGCTTTATGTGCCGTAATACGTTCGACAAATGCCACCGAAGTGGCGAGGGTTACTTTTTCAATTTGCCACACTTACGACATTCAATCTGCACAAAAATATCTGATTCGTAGTCGTACTCGTGAGCGCAGAACAATTGTTTTAATAATTTAAACATACTGATCTCTTGGATATTTAAGACAACAAAAAAGCCCACCTTTCGATGAGCTTTTAAAATTTGGTGAGAACCCTCAAGGCTTACAGACTATTTCACTCTTGGGCATATTTAATCTCGAATCGGCGAAAGATGCTGTAAGAATCCATCACCTAGTGACCTACATACAACTTACGCCACTATAGCACAAACATAGTATATTGATGACGTCATGTCAATAATCATTGCGATACTTTTGATTTATATTCAATAAATGGGTATCGAGCATGGATTGCAGCTAATCCCATCTTCAAGTCAAACTTGGCATCCATTAACGTTCTTGATTCATTCACAAGAGCTGAAATTGGATTTCCATAAAAGTAACGGTCAATAACCGCATCCAACCACTCATCAAGCACATGTGACTTCCCTTGCATATCAAGAATCAAGCGCTGAACAGCACGAGCTTCATTGTCTGTGATGTCGCATGTAATACCTTTGCGCTTAACCGTTGTTACACCTTCGCTAGAAATCCAATCAGCAATAATCTGATCTTTACCTTTGATTTGCTGTTTGCGCTTCTTTACCGCCTGATCCATAGCGACAGCAATCGGATTTATGCTCTTACCACAAGTTCCTGAGTTTGAGTGCATCCAAGCACCAAACTGATAAAGCCACTCTTCCAGACTAAAACGAGTCCAGTCCACTGTTTGCATAATGTGATTTACTGCTGCATTCATCACTCACCACCGTTCAAACACAAATACTTTTTAATTTCGTTTATTGCTTCATCTGCACCGAAACAGACTTTGCACATATAGCCTTGTTCTTCTAAACGCTGCATCATTAAGCGCTGACTTGGCTGTAACTTGCCTGCCTTTGATTTGAGTTCGATCCACAAGCCATGAATCAAACCATTTGGAACTAACAATTGAAGATCGGGAACACCTGCTTTAACTCCCATCTTTTTAAATTTGGCTGCTTCAATAATGTTTCTTGATCCGCCATTTGGGATATGAATCAAATAATCAGAAAGGCGACCATTCCCAAACTTCACATGATGTGCCCATGACATGAGAGTTATTTGCTCTTGATCTTCCGTTGGTACCTTGTGAACGCGCTTAGAACGTGCCACTGGTTTTGATCTAATGCGTTGAGCCTCTTTGAATGTGGTCATACACTTACTCCATCAAAGTTCGCATACTCTCCATGATGCAATTTCGCTGCATCTATTCTTGCTTTAACTGCATCCTCAAATCTTTTGAAAGTTCCGAGATAAATCACTTTCCCGTTTTTGGTGATCTGCGCCATCCATTTGTTTTCATTTTTCCGCTTAACAACACCTTTGCATCCAGAACTATTGCTAATAGGTCTTTTGCTATTCATGGCATTTTGGCTTTGGCTGGCCTCTCGCAAATTCTCAATTCGGTTGTTTGTTGTATTGCCATCAATATGATCAATTAGTTTTGGCAAATACCCATGATGCATAAAGAAAATAATCCTGTGTTCTAGATACTTTTCTCCCCATATTCCAATATCACGATAACCCCGCTTGTTAAGTCGACCTGCTCTAGTTCCAAAGAACCTAGAATTCAACCTATTAAGCACATTCCATTCGGCGTAGTAATCAGGAAGCATCTTCCAAATGAGTTGCCCATCTTTGTATTCAAAAAAGGCATGCACATCGATATTCTCAAGTTGAACTTTCATTAGATTCCCCCTTGAGCGCTTGCTCTAACAAACGTACTGCGTGTTCATAAGCATTAGATTCACCTTGCGAAAACATACAAGCTTCACGTTTCCATCTTTTATGTGCTTCATCGTCTAAAGTGTTAAGCTGACTTAAGACTCTGAAAGCTGCATCCACCCGCTTTTGCAGCTCTGCATTCTCATCTCTTAAACCAAGCAGTTTTTCAGCTTGCGTTTCAATCACTTCGTTTTGATGAACGAGCTTTTGACCTTGCTCTTTTATGTTGTCGTTAAGCATCTGATTTCTGCGTTCCAGCTCATCCACTTTGGATTGTCTAGCTGTATACATTGCGCTTTGCCCATCTGTGTACGCATCATTCAGTCTCGACTTCATTTCAGCGACTTGAAGCGTTAATGCATCCACTTTGGGTTGTTGGTGTTGCTCTCCTGCCAAATACATAGCTTGAGCTAAACACTTAGTTGATTCCCATACGTGTCGGTTTTGCTTCCAAGCTTCTTCAAATAATTCACTTCTCATCACTTCACCTGCTCGTCATCATTCTTTAACGTTTCAGAAGTAAGATGCGAATGCATCTTAGGTAAATGGTCAAACTTCTTGCAATTCTGACTAACATGATTCTCAATGTGTGAGTCGTCAAACCACCACAAGAACATCCCACAACAAATCGCATGGGCTAAATGATGCTCTCCTGTTTCGGGGTCTTTTTGCTCACCCTGCCACCAAGCGTCAATGTGACGTTGCATTGCATCGTAATAGCGTGTCTTAGCGTCAGGAACGTGCTTCCAGTTGTCTACCTGATACTTTGTAGCTCCAAACTCTAAAACGCGAATTACAGCGTTTAAAGCGCCTTTTGGAAGCAGTGACATTCTTGGCTTGTTTTGGTCAAGTTTCTTTCCTTGCATTTCACTCATTCCAAACTCTCCAATCACCCCGAATCAAATCTTCATGCAACTTGCTTTCTTCATCTGCGGCTTTGTGCATCGCTTCAAGATGCTCTAGCAGTAGTTCCTTTTCTTGCAAATCACTCGTTTTATTGATCTGATCTCTCAATTCTGTGAATCCAGTCATGCCTTACCCCTCACCAAACAATTCGCAACCTCCAATTCGCTTCTCACTCTCATGATTCTTTTGTACATATCGAGCGTTAATTTGTTTCTACCCTTGATGATGTGTTGAAAGCTTGATGATGTGCATCCGACCGCATTTGCCAATTCGTAATATTTGCCATCGAAATTCTCTAACCAATTGATCAGTTCTTTTTCTTGTTCCTTGCTTGGATACTCTCTAGGAACTACATCTCGCAAAGGCTTGTCGATTTCCTTAGTGATTTCAAAAAAAGGCAACTCAGCGATTAAGTGATGTTCTAACCCGTTATCCATCGCGTACTTAACTTGCTTAGCTATGCAAAGCTCATAATCAGGTCGCCCTTTCTTCGCTGCTAGATTCTGCAAAGCTGCTCTAATTTGAGTGAGTGTTGGAGTCATTTAGCACCCCCGAACAACTCTTTGGTTTTTTGGCTTGCGCTGTACATAGCACACCCACTACGCATACTGCATTCAAGCCAACCACTCTCATGAAGTTGTCGAGCCGTTCTTTGAGCTGTTCGCTGGGTTTGATTTATCAGCTTTCTGATTTCTTCTGTGTTAAGCGCTTTTTCTGCTTTCGAGAATTCTTCAAGCAATCGCATGGTTCTGTTAAAAATTTCTATGTTTTTGCTCACGCTGCACCTGCCTTACCGTTACAAACATCAAGCAATTTGTTGTACTGGGCTTTCTTAATTCGTGAATTTTCAAGCCAAACACTCCATGCAAACTTAACTTTTGAAATCCGCACAAACTCAGGATGGTTTTTGAATTGCTTGGAACTAGTTATATTGAAATCCTTGTCAAAATTGATCTCATAAACCCCGTGATTGGAAAGCATCATTCTTTTAAATTCTGATACCTCATCAAGCATGATTAGATTTTTATTCACACCTCACCCCCTGCACGTTCCACGTAATACGCCAAATCCTGCATGTGCTTTAAAAACTCTGGTGGCTTCTCATTCAAGACATCCCAATCCATAAATACTTTTTTCATCGCAGCCAGTGCCGCCTGTGCAACTTCAAGAGGCATGGTCACTTCTACCCAATCCACAGTTTGATTATCTAGAGGATGTTTCACGCTGCACCTCCAACGTCCTTACCTGAGCCGTGGTATTCGGCTAAGGCGTAAAGCTTCGCCATTGTTTTGTCACAGTTTCGATCTGACATGATTTGAGGGATACGCGACTCAACATATGCAGTACGCTTGTCAAAATCCTCTTTTGACATTGGGCTTACTTCGGCTGCTGTATCACAATCTGTTTTGGCATAAAGAACACTAAAATCAATTTGAGGTGGTTTAGACCATTTCTCTTGAGTGACACCTTTCTCAACAAACTCATTCACAACATCAACGTAGTTATCTTTAAATGCTTCATATGCGTAATATGCAGAACGCTCATAGTTATTTGAGTAGTTGAGATTTGAAAACATTTCATAACACCGGTTGTAAGCTTCTTTCTCAGCATTTGTGATTTCAACATCTCTATCTGAAACCCACTTGATAATGTTGGCTAAAGCTGCATGTTTCCCTTTGAATGAATCAACCGCTTTTTGCTGCTCAGTGCCAAAACCTGTGATGCCTAAACACCACTTGCGGAACATTGCTGGATCAGGGCAAAAACCGTTATCTCGTACCAAGCGAAGCCCAGTATTAATTTCGTCTCTCGACAATCCCTCAATACAAATTTTCATTGCCTTGTTGATTGCCTCAATCGGCATACCATCAAAAGTTTTTTCAAAAGAACGTGGTGCAATTGCTTTAAAAATTCCAACAAGTTGAGCAGAGTTAATCGGCTGAATGTTTTGTTGATTAGAAACCAAAGTTGTCATTTCCCATTTCCTCTTTTGCGATCAATTGTTGAATTTCATTCCAGCGGTTATTTGCTTGTGATGCGTTTTGAATTGCTGGCGTGAACTGCTGCTTAGGTGCGAATAGACCCGTGTAGTTACCAGTGATTGAAGTTTTCAAAGACTCATTGCTGCCGTCATAACCCCACTTCACGAAATCTTTGTAGATCGTGTTGAGTGCGTTTTTAGTCAGCTTGGTTTTAGAAGTCGTTGATCGATTAGAAACAAACTGCTCCCAAAGCTCCAAATCACAAAGATTTGAAAAAGTGTTTTTAGTGAGCTTGACTACTTCGTCATAAGACAATTTACGAGCCTTGTCTTTGCGTTCAGCTTCGGCTTTTGCTTTCGCTTCTGCTTCTTGTTTTTCTAACTCAAGTTGATCCTGTTTTTTCTTTTCTTGAAAACAGTAAAAATGAGTCTCCAAAGGTTTTTTAGAGCGAAGCGACTTAATTAATAATTCTATAGATAGAGTTCTATAAATTAATTCTATTGTGTCTTTACTAGGTAAAGTAGCTATCGCTTCACTAGGTAAAGTGCTGCCCTTTACTAAGGAAAGTGCTTTACTAGGTAAAGTGGTACTTTCTTTAGTGAAGTGCTCAACCAATGAAACCTCATTAATCTGGTACTCATTACCCTTTCGACTGTTCTCGCTAACCAGTGTAATAACGCCCAAATTAAGCAACTCTTTAAGACCGTTACTCACTGTTTTTGTGCTTAGTTTTTTTGAGCCTGGTAGCTTGCCGCCTTGCAACTGAGAATAGCTAACATAGTCAGTCACCTTGTCTTTAAAGCCGTTAATACGATCCTCAAGTTCCGCATAGACATTCTTTGCCGCATCACTTAAAAATGGACGAACCTCTTGGCGGTATAATCGACTAGACATGACATAGCCTTTTTCAAACTTGTCAGCCATTTTTTTACCTTTGTTGAATTGGAGGAGATTGTCCTCGTGTTTTGGAAGTGCTGTCATACTGCACCCCCAAAATGTTTAGCCAGTACAGCCATGCCTTTTGGCAGGATAAAGAACTCAATTTTTGTATAGTTGTACGGCTCACCAGACGGCTTTACACCATCCACTTCTTCGAATTTAGTTTCACAATATCCGCGCTCTTGGCTGTAATGAGTCGAAGCGCGTGATTTGTTGATGTATCTATCCCAACCTTTATCTCGAAGCCACTTAGCAAGATCAGCCTGCTTTACGTTCAGGATTTTGCAAGCCTGCTGAAACTTCACACCGTTTTCGGTTGCGGTGATGTTTTCAATCGCAGCACTAAGGGTTTTGTTTTCAGCAGCCAATTGGATATTTTTTTCTACATAACCAAGCAATAGGCCGCGCAACTGAACAGGGTTGTCTAGGTCTGGCTGCTGCTCCAACTCTTTCCAGCGTTTAATCACTCGATTACGCAAAACAATGTTGTAGCCAGTAACCAAAGTCATTGTTAATTCTTCGTCTAACAAATATTCGGTTTGTTGGCGGTTTTGAGCGTCAAAATAGATGCCCCCAAATTTGGGGATATCTAAACCAAGCTGTCCAAGCATGTTTTCAACATCACGCTTAACATGGTCATGACGCTTTTCTGTCAAGCCAGCAATTTCACGACTCGACATGGTTTTTTGATTTTGATTAAATTGTGCTAACATATTCATTGTTCATTTGCCTCCAAAGTTTTGAACATCAAGCTCATCTGTTCCCGCAGATGGGCTTTCTTTTTGGTTTTCCAAAGTGTTCCAATGCTTACTAGCTCGCTCTTTTGCTTTGCGTGTACGTTCATACTTAGCATCAGCAATAAGCAGGGCTTCGGCTATGGCATTGCGCATCCAGTCAACATCGCTAATACCTTCTGCTTCTGCATATACAGAAACAGCATCAAGCATCTCGTCCTTAAACTTGATAGTTTTAGGCGCGATCAATTTCCCGCCTAAATACCCTTTTTCGATTGCTTCTTGCATTTCATCTACTCCCATCAATAAAACCCCTAAGTTCCTTTCTGGTCGGTTAAGCAGAGATAGATTCAAAATTGGCTTTTGCTTTTCTCTGCGCGTGAATGTTTGTGTTCAAGAAAAGGTGTGGGAATTTCAACTTTTCAGCAGATGGGATTCCGCGCTCCTTCCAGTTTTGAACACGCTGAACTTTGTAGTGAATCAATTCAGCAACCTTTGTAGACCCACCAAGTCGGTCAATAATCTCTCGATCATCATTAATTTGCTGATTGTCTTTAAACATAACAAGACACCTTTACACGTTTTGTTTAAACAATATTAAACACATCACGCATCTCTGTCAAACAAAACGTTTAACACAAACTGTGTAAAAGATAGGAAAATTTAAGGGGATTAACTGATGGGTATTTTCATGAACAAGGAAAAGATTATTCACCCAACCATGCAGCGTGTTTATGAGGCCACAAAACTTGATCAAAGTGATCTTGCACACGCTATAAACATATCGCCACAAGCAGTGAACAACTGGGATTTGAGAGGTATTTCAAAGAAGGGTTTAACGCTGATTTCAGATATGTTTAACGTAAGTTCAGACTGGATATTAAGCGGAAATGGCGATGTAAAAATTGAGCGTCATAATGTGCCGCATGACCCATTATTCAAGAAAAATTATGTACCTACAGCAAGGTGGGTTCCAGTAAAATCCTACAGCAAGATGGGAGATGATGGGTATTACACGGATATGGGTTATGTTGGTGATGCTGGTGATGGTTATGTCCAGTCGCTTACAGCTAGTAGTTCTGCTTATGCGGTTAGAGGTTCAGGCGATTCAATGTATCCAGCTATCAGGAGTGGTTGGTATATTGTTTGCGATCCAGAAGCATCGCCCATTCCAACAGAGTTTGTTGAGGTCGAGTTGAAGGATGGCAGAAGAACAATTAAGGAGTTTATTGGAGTCACGAATGATGTGCTGCATTTACTGGGAGTTAATGGGGAGAAAAGAATAAGTATAGAAATGTCGGAAGTTCAATCAATTAATGCTGTAATCGACATCATCCCACCAAGTAGACACGTTTATAAGTACCCAGATATAAAAACTGAAGAACGCAATTACGAATAAACAACGTTACACAAAGGCCGCCTAATTGGGCGGCTTTTTTTTGCATGTTAAAAAATAAATTACACGAAATGTGTAAAAAGTGTTTGACGACTCTTAAACGTTTTGTTTAAATATCTCTACACAAACAACAAAAAAGCCCTTCCGACTCGACATCAAAGGGCTTTCTCTCAAAGAGGATTTAAGTATGAACATAAAAACCAATTTGGTCAAATCAATTGGCTTTGCAGGCGTAGTAAGTGCATTAACTGCTGCTTATGCGTTTCAACCTGCTAAGACTGAACCAGTCTATGTCATGGCACCTTTCAAGCTTGACGAAATCAATGTCAAAGCTGAGCAAGCAACTCTCTTAACGGAAAACGATGAATACGCTTTAGAAGTGAAATACGTTGCAGATGTTTACCCAGATGGCAACGGTGTTGGTCACAACTGGATTGATGTCGAAGTTAAGGAAATCAAAGATATTCGTGTCTATTCAGAAGATGGCGAAATCCAAGCATACGTTGATCGTCTCGATGTTGTAGAGATCAAAGAAATCATCGAACAAGAACTAAGAGAGCGCATTTAAGCGCTCCAGGAGAAGAAAATGCCTAACACATGGAAAAACTGCGTTATGGGAATGGTCCTTTATTTTCTTTTGCTAATTGCAGCTCTATACGTGCTTTACGCTGTGATCTGCCCTGCTGTGTGGAGTGTGTGAGATGAATAACTACAAAATCAAAGTGAACAACGAAGCGGAAAGTAAAGAAGTTAGGTCTTTGCTAGTTAATCTTGGATATGTTGATTCAGGTAGTGACAGGTTAGGTCTTGTTTATACAGTAGGAAAACGAATCGGCTGTGATGATATTAAGCATTGGAACTATTACACCGGAGTTGGTTGTAAAGAACTCACCCTCCCTCAGCTTCGAGACCTTGTTGTTTTGCATCGTAATGATGTGAAGGATGCGACTCATAAACATATTGGCGGTGCGGCAGCATACAAGACAGTTGATGAAATAGCATATTTGTGGACTCGAATGGGTTGGGAATACAAAGGAGTTGCACACGACTTGTTGCTAATACATAAAGAAAACGAACAAGGTTTGATTAGTGGGGCTGATGCTTTACGAGCTTTGGCAGATGGGAAAGAAGTGCAATGCACTATTACCGGTAAGAATGATTGGACAAAAGATATATACGGTATTCAACCTTACTATTTTCTAGGTGGTGGTGTAGGTCAGTTTCAATTCCGCCTAAAACCCCGCACCATCACATTAAACGTGGAGATTCCTGCATGTGGGACTAGCTACAAGAACGGTCAATTAATTTGGATTTTAAATAGCCTAGACACAAGAGAATACTGCTCAATAATTCTTGATGAATCTGATGAATTGCCAGCTTACTGGTGGTCAACAGAACAAGAAATCAAACAAGTAGTAGCAGCATTGCGCGGAGGGATTAAAGCATGAACGCTCAATCATATCTCTCGAACATGAAGTCAAAGCTTGATCGTGTTTATACAACTTCTGAGCTTAATCAAGCGGTAGAGACACTTTACCAATTCGATCATTTAGATCGCAAAGAATACGAAAACTGGATTGCTGAAATCAAAGCGATTGAAGCACAAAAAACAGAACAGCTTTTAAAGAAAGCAGCCTAATGAGAACAAATCTGCGCAATTTATCCAAAAAGTAAGGAAATTGTGCAGATATTTGCACGAAAAAAGCGCTACATATCTACGGAGTAATAGAAAATGGCACTAAAAATTGTAACAGCACAAGAGCCAATGCGTGTAGAAAACCTCATCACTTTTATCTATGGTGATCCTGGTATTGGTAAAACGTCTTTGGCTTTCTCCGCTAAAAACCCTATCCTTTTTGACTTTGACAAAGGCGCACATCGTGCAGGTAAATATCGTAAAGATACTGTACCTGTAAGCAACTGGGCAGAAGTATCAAATCTAACTGCTGCTGATCTTGATGGGTACGACACAGTAATTGTTGACACTGCTGGGCGTATGCTTGACGTGATTATTGCTCACATAGTTAAAGATCAAAAGAACTGCCGCCGAAACTCAAATGAATTGTCGATCCAAGGCTACGGCACATTAAACAAAACATTTACACACTGGTTTAATTTACTTCGTAGCTTCGGGAAAGATGTAGTGCTTCTTGCTCACACGGCAGAAGACAAAAAAGGCGATGACATTATTTTCCGCCCTGACATGGTTGGTGCAAGTAAAAAAGAAGCTTACAAAGTTGCTGACATGATGGGATATATGACAACTCATCAAGGGCAACAAGGAACTCAAAAAGCTATCTACTTTGCCCCAAGCACAGCATTTCACGCTAAAGATTCTGGTGCAATTGGCAATCTAATTTTGAATGATCTTGATACTCAACCCGATCAACTTGATTCAATTTTAAATCAAGCCAAGAACCACATTAATAGCTTAAGCGAATCTCAAGCCGTTGCACAAAAAGAGCTTGATGAATGGGAATCTGAAGTATTGGCTTCTGAGTTATTAGAAGACTTTGAAGCACTAAAACTCAAGCTTCCACAAGGTCATGTATTTGTTCGTCAGATGTGGGATAAAGCAATCGAGCAAGCTAGACAATATGGTTTTGCATATGACAAGCAAAGCAAGGCGTTTGTCAGCACTCAACCTCAGGAGCAAACAGCATGATTATTCGGCTATCGGCAACTATGCTCGATAGCTACCTTTGGGGCATGTCGAATGAAGACATGACCTCGGAGGAACTTGCTAGAGAGCTGTTTCTAGGTAAACAACAAACTATAGCTATGAAATGTGGAACTGCTTTTCATAACTTGTTAGAGCATAACTTTAATTATGAGTTAGCACAAAGCCAAGGCTTTAACTTCTTATTCAGCGATCAATTAGATGGAACAGTAGAGCTTGGTGAAGTGCGCGAAAAGAAATACGTCACTCGTATTTTTGATGACGTAGACCTTGTTTCAAAGATTGATGCTGAGACAAGCACAAAAATAATCGATCACAAGCTTACTGCTGTTTTTGATCCTGAAAAGTATATGGATGCTTACCAGTGGCGTGTCTATTTGCTCGAACGTCAATGCAACACATTCAAGTACCAAGTTTTTGAGCATTCAGGCTTAGAAAAGATTGTTGATGGTGTCACAGAGGTAAAGATCAAAAGCTATCACGAACTACATCAACACCCCTATCAATCAATGGAATCAGATGTAAAAGCACTGGTTCGTGAAGTTGCAGATTTTGCTAAGTACTGGAAGCCAAAGCTAGGAGTCGCAGCATGATCGAGCTCAAACTTGGGATTTTAATTTTGACTGTGCTTGCAGTCATGGTGGGTGTGACATGGTGAGTAAAAACATCCTCGCATGCTTTGAAATTTGGCTGATTAAAGGTGGTTTCAAAGGTAAGCGAACACAAACATCAGTCCAGTATTTCAATGCAAAGCAACGCTTAGAAATGGACTACACAGGTCGAATGAACAAGCCGATGAAGCAACGATACGAGATTTTCTTAAAGCAGTATCTAAACAATGGCAAAGAGTTTTTAGAAAGTTTGAAGGTGGCGTGATGGAAATTAGATTAAATAAAGCATGGGTGATTTATTCTTCCGCAAATGAATCAGGAATTATTCTTGGGAAAATACCTGAAAAACAGCAAGAAACATATATTAATTCTAGCAAATTTGCAGGAAAGAAATATCACTATTCAACTATTTTTGGTGCTGTTCAAGGGGCTTTTAAACATGGATTGAATAGTTCAGATTCGCAATCATTTCTTGATCTTGAAAAAACTATTGAGCGCATAGCTAAAGATTGTCAAAACGCTTTTACATCTGAAAATCTTAAAGTTTTGCATTCTGAAAAAGTTGAAGAATTGCAATCTGAAATTGAGCTGCTCAAAGCACAATTAAAGAAATAGGTGGCGTAAATGACTAAAGATAATCAAAAGTTATGGGCTGTAAATATTCCTGAAGAACCTGATTCAGAGCTTTTGCATCCTGTTCCAACTCAAAAAATTGGCAAACAGTTGGTATATCGGTTAAAGAAAGAAGCATTGCAACAATTCCCTACTGTTGGTCAATGCATTGCGGATGCAATCACTTTGGAAGAATGGAAAGGCACTCAAGAAGATCATGCTAAGTATCTTCAAGAAAACAAAGAATGGTGGCACGACACAACGTTTTTGGAGCCAGCCAATGACTGAAATTCAACAAACGAACATTGCTGTAGCGAACTTCATCATCGGCGAACTACACAAAGAGAAGCCTTTTAATTTGGTGTTAGATACAGGTCAGACAGGTTCTTTATACAACATTACAAGTGAGTCACATCACTTGCATAGTGGCTTTGTTCGTAAGTTAGAAGCAACTTTAAGACAGCGTGTGAACAATGGGACTGGTGTAGTTCTTGAGATCAATTGCAATGCTGATTTGTATTACCACGTGCTGAGTAGTTATATCGCAGAGCATCAAAAGCCTAAAAACTGCATCGATCAATTCATCCAAAGCGGTGGATTTGATAAGGCTTTTGAAAGTGTGTTCGGTCGGTCTGATGATGCTGTTAATGCAGCAAGGGGCGGAAATGAGTAATTGGATTAGTGTTGATGATCAATTGCCTGAATTTAGTGTTCCCGTCTTTGCTGGATTTTATAGAGATGGAGAGTTCATTTGGTGGATATTTGAAAGATATGACGAAGATGAAGGTTGGTGCTGGGCTAGATATGAGGGCGATTTAGAAAGTGATGCTTATGCAGATGAATATGAAATTACGCATTGGCAACCACTTTTAGAAGAACCAAAAGCGGATACGGAGGGGTGAATATGGAATGGTATTCGATGCGTCGTGTAGCAAGTGAATTGGGAATGGCTGTTAATACGTTTAAGCGCCATTACTTAGAAAAGTACCCCCCTGATCGTGCTACAGAAAAATATAAGGGCTACACATTAGAAAGTTTAAATAAAATGAAGGCAGAAATAGGCGCTAAATAGCGCCTTTTTTGTTGTTATAATAGTCCTGAGTTCTACTCCTAAAACCTAAATTGAACTAAAAATAATCTGTTGTTAATCAGACTTGATCAAATATCTTTGTTATACAAACGTTATACGCAAGTGTTATACAGTAAATATCACCATAATAAATCAACAACTTACAATTATTGTTCAACTCCCGCCATCTCCACCATATACTTAACAAAACATGGCAAAATATGCCAAGTTTTAAAAGATAAAGGCTTGAATCTAAAGGGTTTGAGCCTTTTTTCTTGCCTAAACATAACTAAATATAAATAGCCACAGGGATACATGCCATGTATCCTAGCGTGTATCCCCTCATATTTATTGAACTGGCAGGGATACAAAAAAATGAAACGAACAGACATAAAACGCAGACCACTAGCAGACACCGTACTTGCAACCCTTGAGCCTGAATCAAAAGAATATCGGGAGCCAGACGGCAACGGCTTATATTTTCGTGTCAAACCTGATGGGAATAAATCGTGGCAACTACGATATAAAAAAGCTGATGGTAAATGGTCATGGTTAGGTATCGGTGGCTATCCTGAAATATCAGGACAGTTAGCACGTAAAAAAGCGCAAGAACTTTTAAACGACATTTCAAAAGGTGATAACCCTATCATCACCAAACAAGAACGTAAGCGCAAAGAAATAGAACAGCACAGTGCAACCTTTGAAGTTTTAGCACGTGAATGGTTAGACACAAAAAAGGAATCATGGGTACAGGAAACCATGACCCGAAATAAAGGCGCACTGGAAAAACATATATTTCCGATTTTCGGGAAACGCTTGTACACCACCATAAAGCCTATTGAATGGATGAACTTGTTAAAAAGTATTCAGCAAGAGAAAGGTATTTTTGAGCAAGTGAACCGTATGCGCTCGATGTGTCGTGACATTTACGATTTTGCAAAGGTCACTGGACGTATGGACTACAACCCAGTTGAGGGCATTCAAAAATACTTACAGCAAGGCAAGAAGCAAAACATGCTGCATGTGAGCGAACTTGAGTTACCCCCACTGTTAAGAGCTATCAATAATTATCCGACTATGGATGTACGTATAGGCTTGCAACTTTTAGCTATGTTGTTTTGCCGACCAACTGAACTAAGACAAGCCAAGTGGCAAGAATTTGATTTAGAGCAAGGCTTATGGAATATCCCAGCCGAGCGCATGAAGAAACGCCGTGAGCATCTTGTACCGTTGCCAACTCAAGCCACTACCCTATTAAAAGAATTGCAAAGCTATGAAACCAATTCTGAATACTTATTTCCGAGCAGATCGGACAAGAGCAAGCCAAAGTCAGACACAGTTTTCATTATGGCTTTGCGCCGTATGGGTTATGAGGGCAGACAAACCCCACACGGATTTAGACATATTGCGAGTACCTTGTTAAACAATCGTGGCTTTGATGAACGTCATATCGAGGCAGCACTGGCACACGTTAAAGATGGCGTGGCAGGTGTATATAACAAGGCTCAATATTTAGATGACAGAGCAAGCATGATGCAATGGTACGCCAATCATTTAGAAGAAGTTGCAGACCAGAGCATTATTCAATTCAAAAAAGCACAGTGACAAGGCTTGTCGCACTACTAGCCAATAAATGCACAAATATAGCTTAATATTGTTTATATTCAGTTTGCTAAGTCTAGGTTAGCTCCCGAAAGTCGGACACCCAATCCGATTGGCTTAGCAGCTTTTTTGGGGATGCTGTGGGAGGCAATTACTATGATAGCTATTAGATCAAATATAACTGTAGAAGATGCATTAACCTTAGAAGGAAAACATTACGATTTCTTTAGAAGAATATTTGATAGGGTTTGCACTCTTTGTGCTAGACAAGTTAAAGATGGCGAAATAACCAAACGTGCATTTGAAAATACCTTAAAGCTGGAAAATATGCCCAACGCTGACGGCTTTATAAGAGATTTTATGGAGAATATTGAGCATGGTTCACCAAACGATGAGCCTGCAGAAGTCTTAGTTTATTATTATTCCCTGAAAACTTTGGATGCTGCTTTTAAATATTGCTATCAAGCAGAAACCAAAGGTATTAATACTATTAATAAAATGATTTTTGGTGATGATGAGCACAATTATCTTGTCGATGTGATTGATTATTTATCCAACCTAGAAGAAATCACTTCGAGGCATTTCACAGGAGAAGTGACTCGTCATTTTGTAGAAAAAGCGATTGAAAAAACAACTAAAAAAGAAAGAGAGCCTCGGCAAAAGGGCGGTTTCATTAAAGCAGAAAAAGATCGTAAAAAAATGACACCTATTGTTGATGATGTATTCAGTCTTTACCTAACTCCTAACCCATTAACAGGCAAAAAATGGAAGAGCAAAGCTGAATGTGCAAGGTATTTTATAAAGAATTTTTATTTAAGGCATCCAGATACAGACACCGAGCTAGATCCTAAAAAATTAGTGGCTAAAATTACCAAACGAATAAATGACCGAGCTGCTAGCAGAGAGGTCACTTTGCTAGCTGATAGATAACTCTGCTAGTAGCCTTACACAAACCAATTAAAATCAAACTGATACTAAGCCCATATTCACTCATATATGGGCTTTTTTATGACTATTCAACCTATCCGCGTTCAATTCAAAACAGCTTGTGAGCTACTGGACATAAGCCGTGAATCATTGCGTCATATCGTGCGTACTGATGCCAACTTCCCGAAAGCTATAAAAATGGGAACGACTAAGCAGGCTCCAGTCTATTTTGACTACGCAGAGCTTGTTGAGTGGCATAACAGCCAAAAACAAAGCCTGTCAGTGATGGAGGCTTAAGCATGAGTGAAAACCATCAAACCCAAGTTTTGGCACATCTTAAAAATGGCAAGACGCTTTCACAGGCCGAGGCTATTCATCATTTTGATTGCTACCGCCTAAGCGCCGTCATTCAGCGTTTACGCAATGCTGGGTATGACATCGTGACACACAGCGAACCCAACGTTAAAGGCAAAGGTCGCCATGCGCGCTACGAACTTAAAGAGGTGGCAGCATGAAACCAGCAATATTTAGTTTCAATGAACACGGTGTTCGGATTGTCCTAGATGACAGTAAAGAACCATGGTTTTGTTTAACAGATGTTTATAAATCTTTAGACATAAGCCGTACATCACGACTATTTCGTGAATTAGATGCAAAGGGTGTGGCGGATTGCCACATCCTTACAAATGGCGGTACTCAAAAGCTCAAGTTTATTAATGAGCCCAATCTTTATCGCATCATTTTCCGATCCACTAAACCCGAAGCAATTAATTTCCAAAACTGGGTGTTTGCCGAAGTACTACCTTCGATACGAAAGACAGGCTCATATTCAGCTCGTCGGGCAGCTTATGAGGAATTAAACCGCCTGTATATGCAGGAAAAGGTATCTAAAGACAAAGCCACATTTCACAGTTTAGGTATGCACCGTCGTAAACATGAAAAGCATTTAAACGCGGTCCGCATTCAAACATGCAAAACCAATTTACAGCTAACTTTTGAAGGGGTATGCAATGAATAATCATGTAAACCCTGAATTTTTCAAAGCCTTTGACCACTACAAAGCCATGCTTGCCCAATATGGGGAGCATCACCCCATCACAGAGCAGGCACTCATTTTGACTATGCACTACACGCCTGAACACATTAAAGCGGAAATGCACCAAAAGGCTAAGGAATTAGACCTATTGCCACCAGTAAGTGGTTATTCAGATGACGGCGACCCTATGTACACGCTAGAGGATATTGCCAAACACTTCGGCATAAGTTTTGAGGAAGCTGAGCAAAGACTATTAGAAATGATGGATAACCGCAAAAAGGTCGGTTTATCGAATGACGGCGTTTTGATTGATTCAAAGATCAGTTTTAACCGTGTGCAATGAGGGCTAAGTATGAAAAATAAATCGTTCAATATTGCCAACATGCCTAAGTATGGTTATAGTTCAATTGCTTTGAGCAAAATCTCAAAGTTAGCTTTGGTCGGCTATGAATATCTAGCGCATACAGTCCGCTTAATGGACTTTTTTTGTATGCGTAATATCTCTATGCATTCGCATTTTATGGCGAAGCTGGAGGGGGACACTTTCGAGTGTGCCAGTTACCTAGATTACTGGTCGACCAACCCCTTTCAGCTTTGCCACCATAATTACTTGGTCGTAATTGGCAGAGCTTCTAAATTAAATCTAGGAGCGCATTCTCATGCCTAATCAAAATAAAAAAACCGTTTCACTTGTTCATCATCTTGCTGAGAAGCGTCACAACCAACATGCAAAGTTAGCGGAAAGCTACACTAAAAAATTTAATTCGGTAACAGGGGGTGGAGCATGAATGCTAAAATCCCTTGTGATAAAACTGCAATTGCTTTAGCGGTCAGCACCGATCCAGTGACAGGCAACACAACCGAATATCATTCGATTGAAGATTTTGCAAAAGGCTGTATCGATGAGCAGAATTTTAAAGTGAAGCCTGAGAGCTATATTTATTCTGAATTGCCAGATTATAACTGCGAAGAATGTGAAGCACTCCCTCTAGTCAATCCTCAGCAATTGACTGAAGTCGTCGGGTATGGAATCAGAGGCATAGCTAAAAAGTACGATACTAGCCAGACACCATGTAAAGAAATCGATTCTAAAAAAATATCATTCTCTATTGGTAAAGCTGGAATATTCGCAAGCAACACAAATAATAAATATATGCCGTATGTTCTAGGTACAGACAATATAGATTTATTTGTGCAACTTGCTAAGGCTGGAGAGGCCGTTGTGCTTCATAAAGATATTGATGCAGCGTATCAGATTATAAACAATGGTATGCCTGAAACAATATTTAGAATGATGGTCGGTGAGAAACCACCAGTCAATAATGCTGATTTATTTGTTCAGGTGAATGATAGCTTTAAAACACTTCCACCAAATCAGATAAAGCAATTTTTCCTTGATAAAAAACAGCAGATCATAAAATCAATCGAATCTGACCTAATCGCACAGCCTCAAGTTGAGGAGATGCCAGTGGATCGGAGAGCTGAAAAGCTGGATAACTGGCAAGCTCCAATAAGCCTGAGAAATGACACTCTCATTCAATCAAAACCTTATCCTATTGATGAGCTACCGGAAGTCGTGAGGAATGCAATTCTTGCAACCGCTGAATATGTGCAAGCTCCAATTGCAATGGCTGCTCAATGTGTTTTAGCCAGTATTTCATTTTTAGCACAAGGTAAGGTTAATGCACCCAAAGAAACCAACAGGGAGGGTATGCCAGCCTCCTTATTCTTTTTAACGGAAGGCGGTAGCGGTGGGCGTAAATCATCATGTCAAAAGTTGGTTGAATTGCCTATTAGAGAGCATGAGCGACAGCAGTATGAGGAATACAGAAAAAATTTAGAGGATTGGAATGCGAGATCAAAAACAGTTGAATCCAAAGAGTTCGCGCAGTGGGCTTTAGATAATCCAAGACCAACCGATCCGACCAGTATTTTCTCCGACATTACTATTGAAACCTTGACCAAGTTTTATATTAAAGGAATTGTGAAAAATGCTTCATTGAGTAGCGATGAGGCTGGACAGTTCTTTGATGGTCACACAATGAAGGGCGACACGGCCAAAAGTGCGTTAGGTGCATTTACCAAACTATTTGATGATGGCTATTGTCAGAGAAACCGCGCTTCATCTGATGACAACGGAACGGCCTATGATGTTCGCCTAACCTTCAACCTACTTGGGCAACGTGCTGTATTGGCTGGAGCTTTAAACGATCCGACATTAAGGGGACAGGGCTTTTTGCCTAGATTCATTTTAACCGCTCCAGAAAGCATTGCTGGGCAGCGGACGCATACAGTTGAATTTAGACAAAAGCTAAAAAACTCACACAATGACCCCCGATTAACTAAATTTTGGAATCGTTGTAGAGATATTTTAAAAGATGAGCTACCGGTTCTTTTGAATGAATCGGGAGAAGTTCCGTACTTTCCAGTGATGCAGCTATCCAGTGAAGCCGAGTTGCTGGAGCTTGATTTCTACAATGAGTGTGAGATTTTGCAGGGTAGCGGAAAACAGTTTGAATTTATGCAGCCTTTTGCCAGTCGTGCAAATGAGCTTGCCAGACGTTTAGGAACTGTCCTGGCTTACTTTGAAAACAAGTCTGAAATTGATTCTGAAATCATGCAGGCAGCTTGCGCTGTTATTAGACATTCTTTGTCAGAGTGGTTCCGATATTCAGATATTGAAGTAGCCGATGAAAGCGATTCTGAGAAGCTGATTAAGTACCTTTTAACTAAATGTAAAAAGGAAAAAACCGACCGACTGCAAAAAACGATAGCAATGAAGGGGGCGCCACTTCAGATGAGAAAATCAAAGGAATTTGATCCTTGTCTAAATGAGCTGATCGAGTTCAATTATGTGCGACTGGTGACAATTAACCGCTCCACTTACATTGAATTAAATCCAGCATTGCTGAAATAGTTGCGATTTTGCGATTTATGGCTGAAACCCTTATGTGGCAAGGTTTTCCATATCGCAAAGGGTGTGCGATTCCAATGCGATGTATGCGACATGAACCGGTAAAAATCGCACGTGCCGCATACGAATCGCAAGGGTAATGCGATACGGAAAGCTAGACAGGACAAGGCTTACACGGAAAAATCGCAAAATCGCAAAAAATCTAGAAAATATAAATTAATAGGTCTGAATAATGGCAGATTTAAAACAGTGTCACAGTGATGAGTCAGACAAGTTCATCGTTAGGTTTGACGATAATATTAAGAAAGCGTTAGAGCTTCTCTTTAGAGCCAGATTGCACCAGTGTTTTATATATATGGGCCCACTTGATGAATTGTGCTGGGATGGAGAAGGTACGCTTCCAAATGAATTTTTAGATGAGGTGGCAGATCATAGCGCTGCATTGGTTGAATACTTCCAGTACACAGATAGATATATAGGCCACTTCTTTACTCGAGCGTTTGACGGGTATCTGTATTGTCTTAATCAGATGCAAAAATCCCTTGATGCTGTCAGTGCATTGTCCTGCTATGTTCCGGTCCTGTATTGGCGCTCTACCATTAAGACGGCGCTACAGCTCAGTGATGCGGAGTTAAACATTATCCAAGGGATGTTAATTCACTATGAGCTCATCAAGTACCTGGATGACTCAAACACACTTCTAACCACCTCAGAGCAAGAGCTAATTAACCACTCAATGAATGAGGACGCATGTGCTGACTTGAACTTTTTGCTGACCAAGCCTAGACAGTTTGTTTATTGCTAAATAACAAATAATTTAATAATTGAGGGATAAGAGATGGCTAACTTAAATAGAGTGACAGTGATGGGTGTATTAGGACGTGACCCTGAAACTAAGCAATTCTCCAACGGTGGCACCGTTACGACATTCAGCGTTGCAACTACTGAGTTTTGGAAGGACAAGACCACTGGCGAGCGTAAACAGCTCACAGAATGGCATAGAATCACTGCTAGCAATAAGTTGGGGGAGATTGCCCAGAAGTACCTCAAAAAAGGTGGCAAGGTGTATGTAGAGGGTAGCTTGCGAACAAGGAAATGGAAAGACCAAAGCGGCAATGAAAAGGAAGTGACAGAGATTAAGGCCGATGTACTGCAATTGCTATAATGTTAAATAGCCTCCTTAACCGGGGGCTTTTTATGATTACCACATAATAAATCAATCAAACTTATGTGTTATAAATTTGGTTATTTTAATAAGGGGGTAATTATGAAAAAAATAGCTTTGACTTGGTTAATCTCATTGGTGTGTGGTGGTGCCTATGCTGCAGATTGGGTCGCCATTGGGAACGGTCAAGATGGATATGCTTATTATGTTGATTTTGACTATTACAAATATGATAAGAAAACTAATGCGGCTGATATGTGGTTTAAAAAAGAAAGGGCGAATGGATCCACATACTTCACACAAAAAAAATCATTATCTAGATTCTACTGTGACAGCAAAACTTACAGAACATTATCCGCAATAACATACTTAGCATCAGGGGATGTCGAAAATACTTATAGAGACAATTATCTAATCCCAGCAGAAACTGTATTTCCAGATACAACCGGTGAACTTTTATGGGATGTTGCATGTGGAACGCCTGCAAAAGGCTTGGATTTTAAGTATGCGAATTTAGAAGATTTTAGTGACTATCAAGAATATCAGAGAGCATCTTATGCATACTTGAGAATGAAGCCTAAGCCAAATATTGAATTTTTCGGTCAATTAACACCTCATGTAAAAATAGAGAATTACCGTAATTATGATGACTATCTTAAAGACGTGAAAACAGAACTAGATAAACTGAGAGAACAAAATATTATCAAAAATTATAAATGAGCCACCTTCGGGTGGTTTTTTAATACTAGCGAGATGTGCTCAAAACTGAGCGCAATTTTTCGCCGTGTGAGCGAACGCAATTTTGCGCTGGCTAGATGTCACCAAATTTGGGGGTATCTATTTTACGAGAAAGTCGTAAAACAATACCCCTGCTCAATTTTGAGCAAGCTCATTTGCATGTGACTGCACGCGAATATCATTTACGCTCCACTAATTTTCAAGAGCGCAATTTTACGCAGTCACCATTTTTGGTGGTCGGTAGCGGATTTCCGCTATCGGTATCAGTACAGGAATTCCTGTATCGGTAGAGTGTCTCCAATTTTGGATATACCCCTGTCCAAATCTGGACACCCTCCCCAACTTTGGGGAAGCATCTACCCCAATGGGGGATATGAGCAAACTTGCTCGCATTTCAAAAGTGACCAAGTGTTTTTCACCTAGAAACCTGCTCCATTTTTTTGTGGAAGCAGATAAAACCAAAATCGACCAAGTTAATTCAGGATTTCAAATCCCAAATTTTTGGGAACTGAGTTACTCAAAGTCACTCAGTCCAACTTTATGCAATGCGTGGAGTTGGGAATATCCTCAACTTGAGGACATTGAAGTTTTACCGATACCCAAAATCTGGGTTTCGGTAATTTCTGAAAAGCATATTCACACTGTGTGGGTCTACGAAAGTTTCGTAGTTAAGACTTTTACCCCAGTGAGGTAGAACGAAGTTTTTCGCTGAAGTGGGCCCATCCACCATTGGTGGTTGGATCGTGCGAATTACTTATCCTCAAATTAAGGAGAACTACACTTTTTGTGTAGTGGGTTTTCATGCTTCCAGGAGGGTATCCGAAATATTTCCGATACCTAGCTCCTAAATTTTTAGGAACTAGCTAGTTCAAATAAAGATAGTCAGTCACCGATGACGGCGCAAAATTGCGTCATCATCGATATAAAACTCAGTTAGGTAATTCGTTTGGCTCATCATCTTCAAATATGATTTTAAATGCCGGCTGCACATTGGCACTAATATCCATCTTCTGCTTATCAGAATACCCATGATTGGCCAGCATCAGCTTAACAATGGTGCTGTTCATTGAACTACCTAAGCCGCCGTCAATCAGCATCATCTCCTGCTTCATCTTGATAGCGTCTAACGTGTCCGAGAAATCTTCATCCTTTCCTGCCCATTCATACAGACTAGAACGTGATGCACCAAGATAACATCCGAGTCCTGCAACGCTTGGAACGGTATTACCAACGTCCTCAAAGCCTTTGATTAAGTATTCTTTGGCCTTAGCAATAACTTCATCTGTTAAATTCGTGGGTCTGCCCAACTCTTTTTTCATAATTTCCACCCTGACTCAAAGCTGAATATTTTCAACATGAGAGGCCAAGCACTCGCCTAAACCTCCCATCGCCAATAATTATCGAGAGGCCTGATTAGCCGCACCGACCACCGCCAACTTTTGCGCCTGCATCAGTAGATTGGCCATCTGTGGTGAGTTCGGTGGCACATCCTTGGCAGCAAGTAATATTCGCTTCCCTGCATCAGTAGTAAACAACATCTTAGCAATGGCAGAAACACCAGCACCGTGAGCGGCTAGGGTAGGGTTCACACCAGCACCCAGACCGAAAGCAATACCAACTAATCTATTCCCTGTTGGTGGGTTTTCAGCGTACTGACCAGCTCTCTCAACATGGCGCATGAGCTTAACGAAGCCATCCATCTGAGCCTTATCGCCACCAGTAAAGATATTGTTATACGGCGCTTTCATCCGCTCAAATTCTTGAGCAAACTTGGCTGGACTGAATACCTCCTTGTTTGGGTCCCATGCTTTACCAAAGGCATTCTCAGCCATCTGATAGCGCAATGCTGCTTGTCCTTTTGGATCTAGGTTCTTGTAGAAGTTTGCAGCCTTGTCACCTTTCCCAGCTTTCATGAATTGTTCAAAAACCTGATCTGGTTCAGCACTACGCAGAGCTTTAGCAAATGCTTTGTCTTTTCCATCCTGGAGCTGCTTATACAGTGCGTTAGCTCTCTTTAGCTCCCCTAGTAGCTTGCTGTTTCCAGAGCTTTGAGCAAAGTCAAGAATATCACTATCGGTTGCTGTCTTAACCTTAGTAAAAGCGCTTGAGCCTTTTTTCCCAGCAATACCCCACTCATGAGCTAATTCACTAAGGCGCGATTGTGTTGCTCGCATTTCCTTGAAATTATTTCTAATATTTGGATCGGTAAGGTTTTTACGAATACTAAGAAGCTCTTTTTGCAACTCTTTATTGGGAATGACTTTTGAATCGTTCGCAATAATGTCATCAATCTTTTGAACCGTCTTGTTTGGAGCTATAGCGCCGTCACCAGCCAAGTTCTGCACTCGATCATACATCTGTGATGTAACACGCTTACCACGCCAGTTTTTAATCTCTGCTGCGGCTTGTAGTATCTTTCCAGTATCGTCACCAGCGCCATTAACCACCTTCATGATTCGAGCCGCATTTTCATCGCCTGCATTGGCTGCTGCTTGAATCTTTGGAATGGCCTTGTAGTCCACATCATCCAACTTGGTTTTAAGGCCATCAAGGACCTTTGTGGCTGCATCCTTAACCTGTGCCTGCTGGGTCTGTCTGAACTTGGATGTGCCAACAAACGGGATGGACTCCATAACAACTTCAGATTTTTGTATCAGTTGATTTTTACCAATATCGCCCACCGTGGTCTTAACATTAAATTGCTTCCCTAGATCGTCAATTTCCCGAGCGCCTGGCACCATGCGACCTTGCTTGATATTGACCGCCTTAGTGATGCCATCGCCGACTTTCTTAGCAACTACACCACCGACTGCACCACCGACTGCACCAGCCTGAACGTTCTTTTTACGCTGCTCAGCGTTCTCAGCAAAACCAACACCACCAATAGCACCACCAACCGCAGCGTTTTGGGCTGTGATAGCCAGTCCGGGTTTAGATAAAATTTTTGCAGCACCATATCCCTTTCCAAGTGCAGCTAGAGGCAGTGTGGCCACAGTTTCCCCGATAAACTCACCAACATTCGCCCCCTTGCCGCTATCTTTTCGGGCTTCGTTGTAAGTTTTGCGCTCATCAGCTTTGTATTTGGTGTAGCGCTCATAGCGATCTGTTTCAAGGTTAGTTCCGAGTAGCTTGTTTAAGCCCCCTCGAATACCATCAGCGGCATATTCAGCACCTTGAGCAACACCGCTATAAACCTTATCCATACCTGAGCCAATATCAGCAATAAGGGACGGTTTTTCTGCCTCAACCTTGATTGCTGGTAGTGCACCTAGATTCTTGGGTTTTTTGGCTGACTTGGCCAGCTCAACCATCTCATCTATTGATAGTGTTTTTTGTGTGGCTTGTGGTGGTGGGGTTTTGGCTTTTTTGGCAAGCTGGACCATTTGATCTATTGTTAATTGACTTGTCATGTCCTATCTACCCTTTAGCTAATTGAGGTAAAACCTTGGCTATCTGGTCTGCATTTAAAAAACGGTTTGGCTGTTGTTGCTGGCTTGGTTGTAACTGCTGGCTTGGTTGTAACTGCTGGCTTGGCTGTGGCTGTAACTGTGGCTGCTGTCCAAGTTGAGGGAGCACCTCAGCAATACGGTCTTGAGATAAGAAACGGTTTGGCTGTGATGGCTGCTTAGAAAGCTGCGGCAGAACTTTAGCTACTTGTTCTTGAGATAAGAAGCGGCTTGGCTTTTGTGGCGCTTGAGTAGGCGTCTTAATATTTCCGCCTAAGAATTTATTTACATCATTCCAGGAGCGTTTTCCTTGCTTGTATTGGGAGCTTGGGAGTGACGCCCATGTACCACCTGATTTACCGATAGCAGTCTGGTAATCACCCTTCAGGATATAAGGCAGCGAACCATTTTGAGCCAAGAGAGCAACTGCGGCTAAGTCTTGGTTTTGCGGTGAGAAGTCTTTAAATCCATACTGGCGAGATAATCCATCCCATGTGCCTTTTAAAAATTGATAGCGGCCTGCTGCTGTCGTTACATTCATTTTTCCATCAGTCTGCTTAAACTGCTTTCTGACGTTGGGGTGTGCTGAGAGGTTGCTTAGGCGCTCGTTACCAAAAATGGTGTTATAGCCATGTTTCACACCCTCAGTGTATGCAATCAGATCGAGCATTTTTCTAACATTGGGGTCTGAAGCATACCTTTGTAATTGAGCTAAGTTCATATTCTCTCCCTAGGGGACGGCGTAAGTTTGGAATTAATATCCACCACACATTTGTTGCATGGTGGACGGTCTGATCTACTACTTACTTAATCCGAACCCCTTGCTCTCTCAGGATTTTAACCATCTCCTCAGTGCTGATATTGGCTTGTTTGGCAGCCTGCTTAACTTCGCTTAACGTCACAGTGGCACCACTCACATTGCTGCTGGAAGTGGCTCTTTTGATCTGCTCCTGTCCTTGTGCACCAGCTCCGCTAATAATCATATTCATTGCTAATTCACGGTTTTTAGCTTTTTGAGCAATAACCTCATCAGAATCACCGATCTGAGGGAAGTATTGCTTTTGTGCATTCTCAAACTCTGAGTCAGCGATTACAGCACCAGATTCTTTACGCAGTACGGCGTTAATGAAGTCCCGTTGCGCTTGAACGTATTTCTGCTGTTCAACACTTGCACCGCCTAAGATGCTCGGTAAAGCATTTGAGACTTTGGCACCAACACCATATGGAACAATGCTATTTATGACAGGCGCCTTAATATCTTTAGCTTCCAGCTCTGTCAGGATTTTATGAGATTCCTGCATTCGAGCACCAAATAAAGCATCCTTACTTTGCTGCTCAGTCATTCCACCTGATCCACCTTTAGCTTGTGCTTTAAGTGGCTGGCCGTCCCCTAGCAATAATGGCTCAACCTTTCCAGCATTAGGACCAGACTTGTATACAGCATAAGTAACGCCGTCAGAGCCTTGGACTGTTTCAAACTCTCCATTTTCTCGCGCTACTTTTTGCGCTTGTACGATCTTATCGTGCTCAAGCCGCTGTAGTTGCACAGCACGGTTTTTGTCAGCTGTAGCTGCTGTTTGATTAATGCCATGAATCTGAGCATTAACAGAGTTCTGGTTATTCTCCCGTGAAGTCTTGTTATTCAGAACTGTATTCTGATCCGCTTGGATGTACTTCATTGCATTTTCTTCACCAGAAAGAATAATTCCCTGCACGTACTGTTTCAGCTCTTGAGGTTTGGTGCTCAGTGATTTGATTTGCTGACTGTATTGCTCATAGAGTTCTGGTGTAATTGAGCCTGCTTTGTATGCGTTGTTAAGTGCCAGTGTCGCAGCGTTTGCATCACCTGTTTGGGCTGCAACCATAAGCGCACGGTCAGCGTTCTTAAGAAGGTCTACAGAGTTTTTAAGGCTGGCTCCTTTTGTTTCAGTGCCAATCTTTTCTGTTTCAGCTTGGGTTTTAGCAAGATCAACATTGAATTTGAGCTGATCATTGGCTGCTTTGGCTGCTGCTGCTTGATCAAGTCTTAATTGTTCGTTTAGCTTGGTTGAGAACAATGATTTATTGGCGAATGCCTGTTGTTCTTCTGGAGTCTTGAGTTGTCGCATCTGGTTAATTCTGCGACCTAAAACCAGTTGGCCTAGATTTCCGCCAAGCTGTTGCAACTGCTGCATATTGCGCTGCTGTATCTCCAATCCCTGTGCAACGCCGTCTGTAATAATCCTTGGATCAAGTGCCATATATAACCTCTTTCTTTGTTTATAGGGTTATAGGAATGGCCTAATAATGACTAGAAAAATCCCAAATCTTCACCCTAATTAGATATAAAAAAACTAAATAAAAAGTCTTATAAATTGATTATTATTTTACCACGACACACTTCACTTTTAATTATATTTTTCAACAATTTATGTAAGTTTTTACTTACAAATTTGATGTTATTTTTTGTGTTTTTATACCGACATTTTCATCAAAAATAATGGTTTTTGGTTTCAGGTTTTATCAGGTTCAAAGGTTAAGTTTTGTTAGGTTCA